ACAGTTGCGTCAGGAGTCACAGCAGTAGGTAGCGCGGCTGTTATAGGCGCTTTACCTGCTTTGACAGGAATTGCCGCGGCAGGTGGTCTAGGGTATGCTTTATACAGAGGATCAATAAGCCCTAGCTTACGCAGGTCTTTATCTGCTACGTTACGTTTTACAGACAATGTTCTTTCAAAATCAGGTTTAAATAAAGAAATGCGTAACGCTATCCAAGCAGACCGTGTGCTTATTGTTGAGCTTATGAAACTGCCTACTGCTCCTGAGGGAGTAGATGACGAGATGGAGATGGAAGAATGAGCGATGCTTTAGAAGACCAAGGAGTTTGGAATAATTTAAAATTTGGTTTTTTAGCTCCTTCTGGACCTTATGGTCAAGTTTTAGAAGGAACTACAGAAGAACAAAAAGCAGAAATAGGAAAAGCATCTGTTAGTTTGTTTGCTGATTTTACCCCTATTATTGGGGAAGTTAAATCCGCAAAAGAAGGAATGCAAGATTTTGAAGAAGGTAACTACGCTATGGCGGCCTTAGGTGGTTTAGGTGCTATTCCTTTAGCAGGGCCTGTTTTTCGTGGAGCTAAAAATTTAGCAAAAGGCGCTGATAAATTATCAGGAGGTATGCTAACTAGCGGTAAAAACATAATTAATGATACTGCATTTAACATGCCTACAAATGTTAGAGGGGGTGTTATTGGAGATGCTTTTGATAAAATGCCTAGCGTTCAAAAAGCAATGGGTATTGCTACTGATAAAAAAATACCGACAGCAAGCGGTGAAGTAAAAGGAGCGGGTCTTCCTTACTATACGCAAGGCTTAACTCCTTTATCTGTAGGAGGAGAAGCGGCTACTTCTATGTTTAACACTCTTAGAAGTAAGTTAAACCCTAAAGATGTTGCGTTTGAAAGAGTAACGGGCCTTACTTATCCAAAAGCAAAAGAAATTTCTCAAGGCGCTGAAGGAGCCGCTGAAACAGCAGAATTAATGGGAAGACAAATGGGTAAAGATACTTCTTTACTTGCTCCTATGTCTAAAAAAACATACTTAGCTGAAGGTATAGACGCTTCAAACACAAACGACATAGCAAATGCAGTAGGTAATAAGTTTGTTAGAGCTAACACACCTAATCCTGTTCCTGATAAAGTATCAAAACGCTTTGCTAGGCATATACAAGCACAAGTAAAAAGTAAAGGAACAGTAAGTATTAAAAACCCTGCTCGCGTAGGTAGCCAAGAAGCTTCAGGTCAGTCTAAAGTAGGTGCAAATATTATTAAAAGCTTACAAGGCAACGCTAGAAAAATGTATCTTAATGCTTTAAAAACTGACTCAATGAGTCCAAAGCAAACAGTAGAGTTTTTACAAGTTTCTGGAGCAATAGACGTTTCAACTTTTAGAAAATACTTTAAAAAAGATTTTGAAACACCTACTCAAGCTATAGGTGTGTTGCTAAGAGCTAGACACAAAGAATCTTTAGGTAAAACTTTAGGGGCGGGTGAAAAGAAAGCTCTTACCGCGTTTAATAAAATACCAGTAAAAAAATCAACCGGAATGAGAGTAGCCGCTGTCAAAGATGATGCAGGAAACGTCCTAAGCAACGACACTATATCTAAAATTAAACAAGTTCCTAAAGACAATTTTTTAACAACCCAACAAGCGTACAGGTCATCCCAAAAAGAGCTAGGCGGAGCTAATGCTTTTATTTCTGTTGATCCTGTAAAGCAACGGGCTTATGTAGGTATTTCAGATAAGCACGATATAGGAGGCATGAACCCTGTAGGCGGGGACAATATAATAACCGCTCAACCTATTGTTTCTGTAGATTATGTAAAAGGAACTTATGGTAAAAAAGCAGGTCTTGCTGATTCTACAAAATACAAAGGAAACAAAGCTGACATTCAAAAAGCAAACAAAAATGTTGAAGGTATGTTAAGCGTAAACAAAAGACCTTCGGAAACAGGAAGACAGTTTGTTAAAAGAAGTATAAATGAGGCTGACATTAGAGTAACAAAAGAAGATCAAAGAAAAGTAGCGCAAAGAGCCGCTAAATTAGGTGGGGCAGGGTTGCTCACAGGGGGCGCAGGGTCTAAAGTTTTATCGGACGATGATTAACAAAAGGGGCCACTTAAGGCCCCTTAGTTTTATCTACACTATTTCACATGCTCCACCTACACACGCTAACTCTTGACTACCTGTCGTATTATCCTCTTGTTCAAACTGTTCAAGGTCATTCCAATTCACACCCACAGGCATCTGCTGTACTAACTCCTGATACTTTTCCTCGCTGATGTCTTCATAAGGAGCTTGCTGATACACATGATCACTAACTGGCAACAAACTGATCCCACTGCACAAGTCAAAGTTATTCCATATCCACTGTGCTACTTCCAAGAACTCATCATCTGTATAATAAACAGTGATACTTGGCTTATGCTCACACCAGTGATTCTGGTAGGCTTTCCATAGTTTAAGCTGTTGCATTGCACCTACCTGTTTGACTGTAACGCTAGTCTCTGGAGACTTCACAGGGAAACTATAGACCAAGGACGATGGACTCATTAGGTCTTGTTCTACGGGGAATCCGGTGGCTAACATGAATTGAGCAAGCGGGTCTTTCGCGTCTGAACGTACTCTTCTAATGTAATGCTTAGAAAACCTAGGATGAATGCCACTAGCGCTATCGACAAGCTGAGATACAGTACCGCTAGGCTTAACACACGTAATAGCAGTTGACTGATTGATTCCCAACTTCTTTGCCCAAAGTTTATTAGTTTTGATTGCCACATCTTTTAAATCCTCTAGCCACGTAACTGACGCAATGTCCTTACTTAATACTTTATGATCCATAATGCCTGTCAAACTTAAGCCAAGCAATGCCTCTTCCTCTGTGTTTCTCTGCCATAACTTACGTAGATACCTAAAGTCAGTCAAAGTAGCCTGTAGCGTCCCTATGATAGCCGCAAGCTCTACTTTATCCTTAAGCATAGCCTTAGTATCCGTAGGTCTTACAACAACCTCAGATAGGTTACAGAACTGATTACTACGTAGGATAATCTCAGAGCAAGGGTTAGTACCAAAGTCCTGCTCAGGGTCTCTACGGCCATTCCTAGCGGCTATCTTTTGTGCCGCAACACGACTAAAGATACCACGCTCACCTGCTTTGGATTCATACATGTTTTGCATCTCAGACAGGAATGACTCAAAGTCAGGCTTTTCTGTGTACGCTACACTGTTATTAGCAAGCCTACGATGTCCTTCATTACGCCACCAATCACCCATCTTAGCCTTAGCCATCCGTGGGTCAGATAAATTAGATAAACTAATTAAAGCAGACCTACGCACACCACCGACCACTACAATGTCAGCTATTTTACAAACAACATCATGACATTCTATTGATGTTAGCTTACGTCCTGCGGCTTTAGTGAACACCTCAATGCAAAAATTAAATAAATCCAACAAAGGCTCAGGTCCGCTAGCTCTACCTCCGAATGTCTTAAGTCTAGCTCCGGCAGGTCTAATCTTACTCATGTCCCACTTAGGTATTTTACCTGCATACAGCATGGCTATTAGTTCACGGAATGCTGATGCCCAACCTATCTTACTGTCAGCCACTACGATGACACTATCGGATGGATGGAAAGACTCAGCAATGACAGGGAGCTTACTTATGAAGTTACGTTCAACACTAAAACCAACACCTGTGCCGCACATAAGTACATACATTAGCTCATCAAAGGATCGTGGTGAGTCTATGTGTAAGTAACTACAGTTAAAACCTGCAACATTGTCCTTGTCCAAAGCTTCCCCTGCTGTCATCATACAACGCATGGAGGGCATTACTTTTAAACTATGTATACCGTTGTACAAACGCTTGGCTGTCTTCTTATCAAGCTGTCCGCGGTTGACCCAAAAGTCTACGTATCGTTGTACTGTCTCCTCCCAAGTCTCTCTACGCTTTTCTTCAGTCAGCCAACGTGCATATCTTGACTTATGTATAAACTGTTGATACTGATCCATTATTTATTTTCCCCTTTCACCATTACTGTTAATTTATTTAAATACCACTGAGCTTTATTTAAGTCCTCTACCTGCTTACCTTTATAGTCATATCTCCAAAGGTACTTTAAGCAATTGCCTTTGAGGTAGCCTTTGAATGCAACACTGGACATGGACTCCTCTATTGCATCAATACATTCAATGTTGCCTGTATTATAATGCTTAGGTTTATTAACTACATCCTCAAGTTCTTTATCAGCCATGTCCACATAAGCTTTCATAGCTTTGTCTATATTGGGTACTTTCTCTATGGCAGGTATTTCCTTTCGTAACCTGTCCCACTCAGCGGGTGTTGCGTCATTAAGTCTCATCTTCAGTATCCTCAGTAAACTTATCTCTATTAATAATTAGTTTGTCTTCAAAAGCTTCCAAAATATCCTCAGGAGTTATGTCTAAAACCTCACAGAGTAAAACAACATCATACTCCCTAACAATCTCCTCCTTTAGTTCTTCAAGTGTTAGTGACATTTTTATCCCTCACATACTTTAATAACTCTTTTGTTGTCTTTACAGTAAAGTGAGCAAAACCTTCCTTGTCACACCACTGCCCCATTGTCATCTTACTTCCCTTCCTTACTTTTTTATTAGGGTCTGACAGTACAAATACTAATTCCCAATTCTCAATAGAGTCTCTTATGGATGTGTATTTTTGTGTATCCCCTACTCTAAAATAACCTTTAGCTTCTATCAGTATCTTTTTATCCTCATGTACAAAGTCTGGAAGATACTTTTTAGATATAATATATGGTAGTTTATATGGTTCATACTTAAACTCTTTATTAAGTTTGTCATACAAAGCTGACTCTAGTCCCGACCTAAAAACCTTCTTCATTTAAAACTAACTCCTGTACTTTAGGTTCATTGACTACCTTACATAAGAATTTTGGAGCGTATGAATAATTGAATACTCTTAATTCTGGGTAGCAGTGCTTTTTGAATTGGCAATACGAACAACCAATAGCCAGTTTTAAGTTTCCTGACTTGCCATCCGGCAAAGGCTCGTAACAAACCTCTGTCGGCTCTGGCTGTTCCACTAGCTTTTTTACATGTCGTATCCTTTCAGTAATATCCTGAGACAAAGCATTGTAAACAGGAGCTTCCTTATCGTCCAAGTCATACTTGAGATAAGTCAAATGACCGTTAGCTTTGTCCATAGCTAACCAACCAAACTGTCGATCCCCACAGGAATGAGCGTAGGCTTTTATCTGGTCAATGTAGCCAAAAGGATCATCAAAAGCTAGCGTTCCGTCCCTAAACTTCTTAAACCCAAAACTACTGGCAGACTTAACATCGGTCACAATACCGTCTATTTTGCAATCCATGTGGCCCAATACGCCCTCCACCTTGCATACTTTCTGCTCATCGGTGACTGAGTGTCCCGCCATGCGCGTGAGGAACAACAACATCTCCTCAATCAAATGTCCGTACATAAACTTGACATAAGTGTGAGGTGAAATGGTTTCTCCCTCAGTACCGTTGACATGATTCCAAAGGTACTTGTCAGTACGACCAATGTTTGACAAGCGGAGCTTACGGTTATCCTTACGCTTTTCCCTTCCAAACTCTGTACGCATAAGAGCCTTAACACCCTCGCCAAACTTCTCAATCTCTGCCTCAACATCTACGGACGGGTCAGCATCCTTGCTAACCATCATCTTGTAAATATCCGAAACTAGATTATCAGTTGTTTTATCAGTGTTCATGGATCACTTCCAATATAAGTTCATTAGCTACAGCGTGAGGTAATTTAAACCATTCATTAATATTGTCACACTCTTTGGCTAATCTTTTATGTGCCGCTGACTCCGCAACTCTCCTGTCCTTTACTTCATAGGAGTACAGTAAAGCATAGTCTCTAAAAGGTGAGGACGTTTGATAGCTCTTTAACCTGTCAGTTGAGTCTACAGCCATCCCAACCTTCACCCATTCAGGCCAAGCTTTGTTATAAATAACGTAAACTTCTCCCTGTGGGTTTGCCTCATAGTTTTCCAAGGAGCTAAACGCCGCCTCTTCAAACCCTTTGTACCTTCCTGCTTTGTACAAAGGGTGGCTATTAGAAATACGCTCCCCA